TGTAGCCGTTGCTCTCTATCGTTTTCCTCAATCCGCACGTGCAAAGAAAACTCCAATCGCATGGCGTCTAACTTCGAATTCAGCTCCGAAAACTTCTCGCGGGCTTCCGGTGCCATTAGATACCGTCCATTCAGTTGGGACATAAGAAATGCACTGAAATCCTTGTAGTCCCTGATCGTCATACTTTGGCCGGCGTCTCCCTTATCTCCTTTGTCTCCCTTGATAGCTGTGTCCAGAACGAATTGGCGTCCCATCCACAACAGGCAAGCGAACACTGTTGGAATACTCGCGTATACCGCCGCATCGGGAACTTGCATTTTTCTCTCTAGCCCCTGACTAACTTATGGACACTCATATTGTCTGATTGTCCAATTGCCCAACGCTTAGGATCTGAGGAAGTAATTGCTAGATATTTCTTGTCACCTGGAACTGGCCTTACCCAATCAAACTCGTACACGTAAACTGTCTGCTCACGAATACCATTACCTAAGTCTTTAGTAAAGAGAAGCTCTCCGGTGAGTTCTTTGGCAAGGTTGTAAGAAACATGTTCGTGATTTAGACAGGAAGGATGGTTACCTGTTCTCTGGTAGTAAGAAACTTCTTGTAAGTCAAGGATGCAAGTTCTGGTTCCGTGGCCACCCATTTGATTTAGGAAAGGGGGGTATTGAATAACTGGGCTTCGGCTATCCGCCTTGTCCTCAACCCAGGAAGAACTTGCATCTTACCGTCTACTAAGACATGATCAATGTCTAGAAACTGGATACTGGCATCAGCAAAGTTACCAGACTTCAAATCTTTCCAGAGAGTAGGTGCCTCGATTGGTAGACTATTCGATCCGATATTAAAACATAACGAACAGAGAGCATCGAACTGATTCTGGTTTAGTGTAGTTGGGAGAATCGCAGTAAGTTCCCTAGCCACGGAATCCAGATCTTGGGTTAGATAATACTCTGCCATTTGCTCAGTGATCACGTCACCTTCCTTAACTCCAGAAGTGTGACCCCAACCAATCGTCCAGATACCTGCCGGACACAGATAGGCAGTTAGTACTAGCCCTTCGAACCTCTTTACTAACGAGATGCAATTACTAGTATAAGTCATTACGCTCTTATTGTATTGATATCTCGTATCGGGCGGTTTTAAACTGGGCCAACCCAAACCCTGAAGGCACACTTAACGAGACGCCATGCCTCCTAACGAGTAGTTCAGATATTATGTTTTCTTTTCTTTCCGTCCATGGAATTCTGTATTCTCTAGAGTATCTAACTTAGACATGGTTTTTACTAGAGTCTCCACAGTTGTTACAGCGCCATGCCTTTTCTCCGTACCGCGCCAAAAACTTATTCTGGCAGGTAGGACATTCGGGCGTTTCTTCGGCAACCATTACTTTGCCTAGATTGATTGCTCGTTCAACTGCCTGGGTTATCTGATTTGGATCCCGATAATCGTCATACTTATCGTTGAATCCTGCATCACGTTTTTGGCTATCAGATAACTCCGATGCTGAGGCAACCGGGTTCAATCTAACTCTTTCCATCCTAACTTCCTCTCCGCTAGCCTTAGTTGACTGTTCTTCCCACCATCCAAACAATCCATGCTGAAAACTAGGCGCATAACATAACATTATCGCTTCAGCCTCGTCAGGAGATTTTACTCCCCGCTTTCGAGCAGCCTCTTTACTCTCTATTTCTATCTGCCCACGAGCATTTGATTTGTAGCGGATGCCAGCAAGTTGTGAAACCGCCTTATCGGACGAGAGACCATGGACGTCACCATCCTCAAATCTCATCCTAAGGTTCCAATACAATTCGGACTTCAGGTTGGAGAACTTTTCCTTGTCATTAGGTCTCTCACCCACATTTACATACGAGACCGTAAATCCAAAGTCCTCTAGGTACTTGCCTAGATAGTAACCAATACCGACACAGTCTACATTGATTTCAATACGATTACGTAGATCACTCCTGCTCGACTTGGCTTTCAGTATTGTATCCAATCAGCACTGAAATCTGGTAGGAAGAAACTATACTTATAACCAAACTTTTTCAGTTCAGCCAGTAGTTCTCCGCGTGGATCGGCTTCGGGCCATGACTTAAGAAGTAATAGATGAGATTGGTCTCGTATGGCTAATACCGTACTATCTTCTCCAGGTCCTGCCACATCTAATCCGGCTTGTAATTTCTTTCCCGACAGTTTTTCTAGACCGTAGGACGTCTTCGATATTGTTTTTACTTTTGCTCGTTCAAGCCACGCCAAGGAGAGTAATGAATCCGGAGACTGTGCAGGAAACTCACCAAGTACACGAGATACGAAGTGAGAATGGTTAGGTCCCCATTCCCGCAACCTATCTAATACCCACCGCCTAGATATCAGGTGAGGAACTGGATTATCATTTAACTCGTCAGGAGAGAGGGATAAGAGATCTTTTCCTTTCGGATCACCATAACAAATCTCAACTTCCTTACCTGCACTGTTAATCCTCTGTAGTTTCAAATACAACCCAGCCAGATTAGGAGTGTCGAATGCTGAGATAGTAAAGTTTGTCCAACTCTCTCGGTTAACTCCAAAGGCATCGAAAAACGGACCAGATGCGATAGTAGGATTGCCTAGTGTAAGAAGTCTGCAATCTCCAGAGGCCAGGATTCCTTCGATAGCCAACCAGATCTTACCGTCCACGCCTGGGCCTTCATCCACAATCAACAAGACATGCTTGGCATGGAAACCTTGGAATTTCGTTCCCTCATCCCCACTCTCTACGTTGGTAGTAAATCCGAATGCTTTCCGTTTAGATGAGATAAACAGTTCTTGTGTAGAAGGTTTGGGGAATGGATAACGGGATTTCGCAACTAGTGCTGGAATTTCTGCCCATAACGTCTTACCTACCTGCCGATCAGTTGGAGCTGTCGTGATTACCATCGACTCTTCCCACCGTGCTAACCACCAAAGTGCAACTACCGCGGCATCAAACGTCTTTCCTGAACTATGACAGGCTTTGGCGGCTGTCTTAGGATTCTTAGCCACAGACCTTGCTATATCCGCCTGACGCCCCCAGAGTTGGACGTCTAGGAAGTCTCGAGCGAAAAGGACAGGATCCTGCAACGATCTACGGATAAAATCATTTCGGTATGGTTTATTACTTCTCAACGAGGAGGAAAC